CGGAGGTTTATGAAGATGACGCGGAAACGCTGCTGTAAATTGCTGATGGCCTGCGGAGTCACCCGGAACGAAGCCAATCGAGTCATGCGCGTTAGGTGTGCAGTGCCCCCTCTCACAAACTATGATCGCCTCTATCTCGCATTGCTGCCGCTGCTGTACTCGCAAATCCTTCGCAACCGACCTGGCGTTCCCAACACAGTGCTTAAAGCATTTGGTATCAATCCGGACGAACCATAAATGATTTGGACTTTTGCCCGCGCGGGATGCCATTGCCGCGGCGGGGAGGATCAGCCGGATGATATAGCCAGCCCGGATCTCCGGGCTGGCACACAAAGAAAGGGATGATAACATGAGTCGAGTGATAGAGCTTCAGGCCGGGACGCGGTTCCGAGCCATTGAGCTGGCTGCGGCTCCGCAGCAAAAGCGGACGCGGGCGTCGCGGCAATTTGAGACGAGCCTTGTACGGGAGGCCGTGAACATCAAGACCGCCTGCATGCGGTTGGAATTTCTGCTTTATGCAAACTTTGCACTGGATGATTGGTTCGTGACGTTGACCTATGACGAGGACTTCCTTCCACCGAACTATGAGACGGCCCAGAAGAATCAGCCGGCCTACTTCCGCAGGCTGCGGCAGGCACGCCGGGCGGAGGATCTCCCGTTTGATTATGTGTACGTCATGGAGGGTCTGCACGGAGATCATCGCATCCATCACCACTTCGTGACCAAACGCGCGCCGGGCAACGACATCGCATTATTCCGCGAGCTGTGGGGCAAGGGCTTTGTCGATGTGCAGACCATTGAGGAGTTCGGCGGCTATCGTGCCGTCGCGCAGTACATGACCAAGGAGCCGCGCAAGACCGGCAAACTCCGGGTTGGCGCTCGGATGTGGACACCAAGTATCGGGCTGGTACAGCCGGAGCGGCACGACATCGAGCTTGCACCGGGCGAGCACTACTCACCGCCGCCGGGCGCTTCGGCCTTCGAAGGTGGAAAGTTTCCGGAACGCATCGAGAACTGCTACGGAACCTTTGTGACCTACGATTTCGAAATCCCGGCTTTGCAAACTTAATATCTATATTTTGACTTGAAACAATATATAAATACTGGGAAGGAGCGACAAAAGGACTTGCAATCTGAGAAACGGCGTGATATACTGTTAGTGTCAGCAGACGGGAAGTTGATTTGCCCGTTGTGCGGGCGGCCGACGCAGCAGCGTGTGCGGCCGACGACCGTGCTGACAGACTTCCCGCTGTACTGCAAACTGTGCAAGCGAGAGTCGATCGTGAATATGAGCCAGAGCCAAAACCATCGAGTTAGTGCCAGCGCCAAATGATTTGACCGTGAAAACGGAGAATCGTTTGGCGCTTTTGTTTTGCACCCGAGGTGATAGCCGGATGGCACGAGCGCCATGATCTCCGTCGTGAGGTCATGGCGCTTTTTGTTTGTCCATGGATTACAAAAGCAAACGCTGGCTGCACCTGCGCGACGCGGTGCTCCGGCGTGACAAGTACCGATGCCGAGAGGCCGCAAGGTTCGGCAGGAACGAGCTGGCCACCATTGCCCACCACGTCTACCCGGTGGAAGATTTCCCCGGCTGGCAATGGTGCGGCTGGAATCTGATCGCTGTGAGTCAGGCAGCGCACAACAGCTTCCACGACCGCGTGACCGGCAAGCTGACCGATCGCGGCCTCGCGTGGCAGCGGCGAGTGACCCCCCCTCCCAACGCGCCGCCGCCGTTCTGACCAAAGCACCGGAGTGGGCCCCCTTTTCCGACGGCGGGAAAACGGGCGGAGGGGGTAAGCGAGGAAGCCTGAGGCGCGCGGGTGCGCGCAAAAATTGAATCATGCGGCGCGGGCGCAAACGACGCGCCTGCGTGAATGCCGGAGGCTGCGCCGGGCATCTGCGATATTGGGCCATCGTAATGCCTTCATCTTCCAATCCTCCTAACTGGGCACGGTTCGCCGTGCCTGGCGGAGTCCCCGGCACACTGGAGGTGATCTGTTGGCCAGAGAGGACATGATCCGGAAGGACATGGAGCTGGTCGGAACCTACAACGAGATATTCGAGCCGACGATCAAGCATCTGGCCAAGACGGAACGCGAACTCTCCCGCGCAGAGAAGGAGTGGAAGAAACAGGGCGGGCAGCGGATCTGCACCATGGTCAACAAGACCGGCGCGGAGTACACGGCCAAAAGCCCATACTGGACGGCGGTCGAAGATCTGCGCGCGACGGTGCAGTCTCTCCGCAATCAGCTCGGCTTGACGCCGACCGGCCTGAATAAGGCCAGGTCGAAGCTTCAGCCCTCTGCCCTCGGCAACAGCAGGATCGAGCAAATGCTTGCCGCAGCGCACGACCACGCTGTTGAGCACGGCCCGCAGTATCAGCGCGAGGTGGACTCCTTCGTGGAATCCGTCCTGTCCGGAGAGTCCGGGTTGTGCGAGGATGCTGTGCTCGCCTGCAAGCGATACGTTGCAGACCTCGACCGTGGAAAATGGGAGTTCCGCACGGAACCGGCCAACGACATCATCGCCATCATCGAGACAATGCTCTGCCACCAGCAGGGAGAATTTTTAGACGCAACGCCGCTGCGCGGCACGCCGTTCCTGCTTCTCCCTTATCACAAGTTCATCGTCTACAACCTTCTCGGCTTTTATGCCCCAGGGACGAACATCCGGCGTTTCAAGGAGGCTGTCGACTTCATCCCTAGAAAAAACATCAAGACGACCTTCGCCGCAGCGCTCGCGTTTGCGCTGGCGCTGCATGAACGAGCCAGCGGCTCCAAGGTCTATGCCGTTGGTGGTGCGCTGCGGCAGACAAAAGAGGTTTTCAATTTCCTCAAGTACAACCTCGCCCGCTTGCAGATCACAACGGACGATGATCCTGTGCAGGGTCTGCGCGTCATCGACAATAATGCCGAGCGGTCGATCTCCGGCGATATCGGCAGCGGCATGGTATCCATCGACGCGCTGGCCGCGAATCCTGATAAACAGGACTCCTTCAACTGCAACATCGTCATTACCGACGAAGCGCACACCTACAAAAGTCCGCAGCAGTATCAGATTCTGAAGGATGCAACGAAGGCATATACGAACAAGCTCGTCATCGTGATCTCGTCCAACGGTCCGAACGCCAGAGGCTTCCTGCTCGCCCATCTCGAATATTGCCGGAAAATTCTGCGCGGGACGGTCACGGGCGATGCAGCAGACAGCATCTTCTGCTTCCTCTGCTCCGCGCCGACACTGGAGAACGGAGACGTTGATCTGCATGATCCCGCTGTTCTGAAAGCAGCTTCCCCAGGATGGGGGTACAGCATTCGCCCGCAGGACATGATCAACGACGCAGCCATGGCCGCCGAGAATCCGGCGCTTCGGCCGGAATTCCTCAACAAGTCGCTGAACGTCACGACAAATGCAATCAAGGCATGGTTTGACATCCAGGAGTTCCGCAGGAGCGATGAAAAATATGATTGGAGCTATCGGCAACTCGCGGGGCTTCCTATCCGCTGGTACGGCGGCACGGACCTCTCGAAACTGCATGACCTGACTGCCGGATGCCTCTTCGGCCACTACAAAGGCGTAGACATCATTATTCCGCACGCATGGTTCCCGCGGCCGGCCGCCATCGTCAAGGCGCAGCAGGATCAAATCCCGCTGTTCGGCTGGCAGGAAGACGGCTGGCTCGACATGACGAATTTCGCGGTCACGAATTATCACGACGTGGTGGTGTGGTACAAAAAACTGCGCGCCGATGGGTTTAAGATCCGCCGCATCGGACACGACCGAAAATTCTGCCGCGAATACTTCGTCGAGATGCAAAGGGAACGCTTCCCCATCAAGGATCAGCCGCAGCTGTTCACGCGGAAGTCCGAGGGTTTTCGCTATCTGGAGGCCAGCGCGAAAAAGGGAACGCTCTACTACATGCACGCCGAACCCTATGAGTACTGCGTGCAGAATGTCGCCGGCATCGAGAAAGCCGATGACATGGTGATGTATCAAAAAATCGAGCCAAACCTCCGCATCGACCTCTTTGATGCGTCGGTGTTCGCGGTTTGTGCTTATCTCGAAGATCTGACCGCCAGCAATAAGGCTGCCGGTTGGTATGACAAAAAGGAAAAGGATGGTGATGCGGATTGAGAGTGACACCGCAGCGCAGATGCACAAGCTCGGCGCTGCAAAAATGGATGATCGGCGCGGTCAATAATGACACACTCTCTGTGCCTGGATATACGCGGCTGATCGACAGTCCGGACGTGCTCGCAGCGATCGGCGGCCTTGCGGATATCATCTCAAACGCGACGATCCAGCTCATGCGGAACACCGACGACGGCGACGTCCGCGTTAGAAATCAGCTTGCGCGATTTATGGATATCTCCCCATGGCGGCACGGCACACGCAAGGATCTGATCTCCTGGATCGTCTGGACGATGCTGACTACCTCGACCGGAAGTGCCTTCCTCCTGCCGCACACGGAGCGTGGCCTCCTGAGCGAGCTGGAACCCATGCCGGACGCTTACGCCATGAGCGAGGACAACGGAAAAACCTACTACGTGATCTGGCAGGGGCAGCGCTACTCGTCAGACAGCGTTCTACATTTCAAGCGCTGGCCGGACCCCGCGCAGCCGTGGCGCGGCATCGGCCTGAGGGTCAGCCTCCGCGACGTCACCGCCAACCTCCGGCAGGCGGCGGCCACTAAGAAGGGGTTTATGTCCGACAAGTGGAAGCCGAGCGTGATCGTCAAGGTGGACGCACTCGCCAATGAATTTGCAGACGAGGCAGGCCGCAAGCGGCTGGTCGAGCAGTATATGTCCGGAAGCACCGCAGGCGAGCCGTGGATCATTCCCGCAGAGCTGATGGAGGTGCAGCAGGTCAAGCCGCTCAGCCTGACCGATTTGGCCATCAAGGACAGCGTGGAACTGGACAAACGCGAGGTCGCGTCTTTGGTCGGCGTGACGCCGTACATGGTCGGCGTCGGCAGTTATTCCGATGCGGAGCACAACCACATGATCCGCACCACGGCAGTCACGATCTCCAACATCATCTGCCAGGAGTTGACGCGGAAGCTGCTGATCTCCGAGGAGATGTATTTCCAGATGTCCACACGCCGGCTTTACAGCTACACGCTGCAGGAGCTGGCCAGCGTGGCCGACGATCAGTACATCCGCGGCCTGATGGACGGCAACGAGGCCCGCGATTGGCTCGGCCTCAGCCCACGCAAGGGCCTGAACGAGCTGGTCATTCTCGAAAACTACATCCCTCGCGGTATGATCGGCAACCAGAAAAAACTAGAAGGAGGCGACGGCAATGCCGAATGAACGCCAGCAGCGGCAGGTGCGCTGCGTAGCCCAGCAGTTCCAGACGCGCTCGGCCAACGATGACTTGTTCATCGAAGGTTATTTCTCCGTCTTCAACAGCGAATACCCGCTTTGGGAAGGCGCGAGCGAGATCGTAAAGCCGGGCGCTTTTACCAATTCCGTCTCCGGAGACGTCCGGGCGCTCATCAACCACGATTCCAGCCTTGTGCTCGGCCGGACGAAGGCCGGCACGCTGACGCTGCGGCAGGATGAGCGGGGGCTCTGGGGCAGCATCAGAATCAATCGGGACGACGTTGACGCCATGAACCTCTACGCCCGCGTCCAGCGGGGTGACGTTGACCAGTGCTCGTTTGGATTTGACATTAAGCGAGAAACATTTGTGGATCTCGGCGGCGGGAAATGCCGCTGGGAAATCGAAGAAGTCGACCCGCTGTATGAAGTGTCTGTCTGTACGTTCCCGGCCTACACGGAAACGTCGGTCAGCGCCAGACGGCAGGATCTGGCTGAAATCGAACGCCGCCGCGCCGAGGCATGGCGCAGCGAGATGAAAAAGAAACTTGGAGGTACAGAGTAAATGGCACTGAAAGTATTGATGCTGCGCAGCCGGTTGACTCCGTTGCTGGCTGAGCTTCAGGCGTTTGAGGCCACCCGCGCCGGTTTTGCCGCCCGCGAGGCAGAGCTTGAGCGGGACATTGCAGCCGCGCAGACCGACGAGGAACGCAGCGTCGTTGAGAATGCTGTGAACACATTCGAGCAGGAGCGCAGCACGAATGCCGCAGAGATTGCCCGCGTGCAGCAGGCCATCGACGCGATTAACGATGAAATCCGCAGTCTGGAGGCTGCGCAGACGCCGCCTCCGGCCCCTCAGCCGGACAATGACGCCGGCGCAACAAATCACAAAAGGAGTGTGCAGCCTATGCCCATTATCGACACCGAGCGCCGCTGGTTCGGCCTTACCTATCAGCAGCGCGACGCCCTGCTTGCGCAGGACAGCACGAAAGAATTTCTTCAGCGATTCCGTCAGCTCCGCGCCCAGCAGAGCAGCGCGACCGGCGCAGAGCTCGGCATCCCGACCGAGTTCATGCAGATCCTCCGTGATCTGACCTATCAGAATTCCAAGCTGTGGCCGTATGTTCACAGCGAGTCCATCCGCGGAAATGCCCGCCAGAACATCGTCGGCACTGGTGCCGAGGCCGTCTGGTCGGAAATGCTCGCCAACATCAACGAGATCACGCTCGACTTTACGCAGCTCGAAATGGACGGCTATATGCTCGCCGGTTACATGGCGATCTCCAACGCCGTTTTGCAGGATGACTCCGATCTCCAGCTGCTGACGAGCATCCTCAACGCCATGGGCGAGGCAAATGCCCGCGCGATGGACAAGGCCATCGTCTACGGCACTGGTAAGAAAATGCCGGTCGGCTTCATCACCCGCCTTGCCGCGTCGGTCAAGCCGGATTGGTGGAATAACGATCAGGGCGATTTCTCCGATCTGCATTCCAGTCATATCCTCAAGTTGGATATCGACTCCACGTCCGGCGCTGCCTTCTTCGGCACCCTGATCGAATCGCTCGGTATCGCCGACCCGAAGTATTCGGACGGCCGCGTGTTCTGGGTGATGAACCGGAAGACGCACATCAAGCTGATGGCAAAGGCGCTGGCCTTTGATGCTTCCGCCGCGCTGGCAGCAGGCATCAACAACACGTTCCCGATCATCGGCGGCGATATCGTCGAGCTGGAATTCATGGCCGACAACGACATCGCGGGCGGCTTTGGCAGCCTGATGCGCATGGTCGAGCGTGAGGGTATGTCCATCGCGTCCTCGGACATTCCGCTGTTCCTGCGGAACATGACCGTCTTCCGCAGCATCGGCCGCTACGACGGCAAGCCCGCCCGCGGCGAGGCGTTTGTCCTCGTGAACTTCCACAACACGCAGCCGACCACCTCGATCTCCTTCGCGCCGGATCTCGCAAACGAAAAGCTCGGCACGCTGATCGTCACGACTGCGGCCGGCACCAGCACTTCCGGCGACACCACCGTCACCGTTGCGGGCAACGGCTCCGGCAAGCTGATGTATCAAGTCGGCGGCCAGGCCGTGCCGGTCTCCAGCGGTGAGCAGCTTGGGAAGGACTGGACGGCGCTGCCCGCGAACAAGACCGTCAAGGGCACCACGACCGGCGCGACCATCACCGTCGTTGAGGTCAGCGCGGACGGCAAGGCCGTGGCCGTTGGCTCCGGCAGCGTGACCGCCAAGGCGTAAGAGAGGGGGCTGTGGAATGTCAGCAGACCTGCGTCTGACTTACATGAAGGTTGATCTTGGCATTTTGTCGTGCGCTGATCAACAGGAGCTTTATATGCGCGGTCTGCTGACCACAGCCGAATCCTTTGTCCGCCGGCGCGGTATCACGCTGGCGGACGACAGCGACGAGGATGACATGCTGGTCGGCTCCGTAGCCGCGTGGATGTATCGTGCCCGCGGCAACACTGAGCGGGCGGCACTCCCCCGGAATCTTGACATCATGATCAAGGACCGGCTGTGCCACGAGAAAATGAGGGACGGCGGATGATCTACGACAAGATTTTGACGATCTATACGCTGCTCCCTGGTCGGTCTCCTGCCGTGCGCAAGCTCAAGGCCGTCAGCCAGCACTTTTACTGCGAGCGCACGGTGTACGCCTCCCGGTTTTACGCCGGGAAGCAGGCCGGGCAGAAGCTCGTGCGCATGGTGTCCATGCCGCGCAGCGTCTTCGACGCACCGATCGAGGCTGACCAATACTGCACACTGGAGGACGGCCACGTCTATCGCATCGACCAGGCGCAGCGCGAACAGGACGCCGACGGCCTCGACATCAACACGTTAAGCCTTGCAGAGCCAGAGGGAAAGTATGAGCTGTACAAAGATTGAAAACGCGCTCAAGACCGTACTGCCGGACGCGGTCTACAAGGTGCAAGCCCCGGAGACAACGGACGACGGTGAGCCGCTGCTCCGCTATCTTGTCTGGACGCCGACCGGCGACCGCTACGCCTACGCCAACAGCCGCCCCTTTGCCACGATCTATCAGGCCGTTGTGACCGTGGCCACGCAAAGCGAAGATGATACGCTCCCCGCCGAAGTCGTCAAGGCTTTGGCGGATGCGCATATCGCGATGCAGATGCCGGAGCACTCCTACGACGTCGAGACAGCCACCTACTACACGGACATTCCCTGTGAGGTGATCTGATGGCGCAGATGGAGACCGACGGCATTGAAGAGGCCATCCGGCAGCTGAATAAGGCCGATCTGTTTACCGACGAGAACGTGAAGCGGATGCTGACAGCCGGCTCCGAGGTTATGCTGTCCTCTGTAAAATCCGCCTTCGTGGAGTCCGGACATAACAACCCCGGCCGACAGCGGCGCACCGGTGAGACGCTGCGGCATATCACAAAGGCTCGTGTCGTCCGGAAGGACAAAAATGGCGTCCCGTATATGTTCGTTACGATCCACGGGAAGGACAGCCGCGGGCAGCGGTACGGCACAAAGGGTTTTGTGCTGAACTACGGCCGGCGAACCGGCGGCAAGATCCCGGCAGACTATTACTGGTCGACCGCGGTACACAACACCTGGCAGCAGGCCAACGACAAAATGTCCGACGTCGCTGCCGACATTCTGAAAGGAGAATGACATGCCTGAATTTGATCTTCGCGGCATGAAGGTCGCGAAATACAATTACGACAAAACGCAGAAGAAAATCAGTTATGACACGCCGATGTCCATGGGCGACGCAATGACGGCCAACCTCGAACTCAAGTTCGCGGAGGGACGTCTCTATGCCGAGTCCGCGCTGGCCGAGTACATGAAGAAGGTCACGGGCCTGACGGTCAGTCAGGGCGTGAAGTACATCCCGGACGAGACGCAGAAGCTGCTTTTCAAAGCGTATGAGCTGAGCCGTTCGGTCGGTTCCGGCTCGCCCAAGACCGTGAAGAGCATGGCCTACGGCAAGACCTCGACCGGCCAGTACGTCGGCAGCGGATTCTATGCGCCGGACATGATCGACGGCGTGGAGAAGTTCACGGCCATCTTCGTCCACAAGACGCTGTTCGGCCCGCCCAGCAAGACGCTCCAGACCATGGGCGAGCAGATCAACTTCCAGACGCCGACAACCTCCGGCGAAGCGCTGGTCGATGACGCAGGCCACTTGATGGAGTGGGACTCGTTTGACACCGAGGCCGAGGCCATTGCATGGCTCGACGCCTGCTTCACGACGGAACCGACCGTCGTCACGGAGGGAGGATAAACCATGGATCTCCGTTTGAAAACGCTGCCGTTTGAGTATGGCGGCCACACGCTCCAGCTCTGCTGTAATTTCAACGTGCTGGCAGATCTTCAGGCAAACGGCGAACTGGAGGAGATGCTTGATGAGAAGCGTTCCTTCCGGAATTTCACGCGGCTGCTTGCGGCGCTGGTCAACGAGGCCGCGAACGCTGCCGGGCTGGATCTCTCCGTCACGGATCGCGAGATCGGCCGTGCGGTGAGCTGGAAGGAGTTCCGCCGCATCCATGGCGATGTGTTCGGCCTGCTGTTCGCAGCGGTCATGGCTCCGGACGATGACGAGGCGGAGCCGACCGAAGAAGAAACAAAAAACGTGGAGACCAAGGAAGCGGAAGCGACGGCCTGAACTTCGCTTGGTATCTGAATATCTGGATCAATGTCCTGCATAACGACGAGGCCGTTTTCTGGCGGACAATGACGCCGGCGCGGTGCGTAGCGCTTTACCGTGAGTTTTTCAAGCTCATGGGCGCACCGGGCCGGCGTGTCGTTTCTGAGTCTCCTGTGGAGACGGAGAAGCCCGCCCGCTTGTCGTTGTCGGCATATCTGATGGGAGGTGGCGGTTGATGGCTGCCCCGAGTATCAACTCAAAAATCAAACTGGACGGCGAGCGGGAATACAAGGCTGCACTGGCCGAGATCAAGAGCGGCCTGAACGTTCTGAAATCCGAACTGAATCTCGCGTCCGAGCAGTTTCGGGATAACGCGGACAGCGTCGAAGCACTGACCAAGAAAAACGACATCCTCGACCGCACGATCCTGACGCAGAAGGAAAAAATCGAGCAGATCGAAAAGGCGCTCCAGTCCTCGGCCTCCGCCTACGGCGAAGCCGATGAGCGCACCAATCGCTGGAAAACGCAGCTTAACAACGCACAGGCCGAATTGGTCAAGATGGAGCGTGCATTGAAGGATAACGAGGACGCGCTCCAAAAAGCACAGAGAGAGGCAGACGGCACGACGAACGCTTTTGGCAAGCTGAAAAAAGCTCTGTCCGACACCAAGGAGCAGGGCGGCGGCATCAAGGGTCTGTTCGCCAATCTCAAGGAGGAGTTCTCCGGCAACGGCGAGGCCATGCGCGGCCTTGGTGACGCGCTGACGGACGTGGCCGGGAAATTCGGCGTCCAGCTCCCGGAGGGCGCACAGAAGGCCGTGCAGTCTCTCAACGGCATCCATGCGGGCACGGCTCTAGCCTATACGGGCCTAGGCCTTTTAGGTGCTGCGCTGGTCAAGGCTGAGAAAGCACTGATTTCCATGACGAAGAAAGGTGCTGAACATGCCAAGGAAATCAAGACGTTTTCCAGCGTCACGGGGCAGTCAGTGGAGAGCCTTCAGGAGTTCGATTATGCCGCCGAGATGATCGGTGTCTCGTCCGACCGCATCCGGGACAGTCTGAAAGAGACCACCAATAAGATGCAGGAGGCGCGGGACGGAAATGAGGCCACGGCGGCAGCCTATGCCAAGCTCGGCGTGTCCATCACGGACGCAAACGGCAACCTGCGCAGCGCGGAGGATGTCTTTTACGACACGATCGACGCGCTCGGCCAGATGGAGAATCGCACGGAGCGGGACGCGCTGGCCATGGATCTCATGTCCGAGTCTGCACAGGAGCTGAACCCGTTGATTGATGCAGGCAGCGGCGCGCTGAAAAAGTACGCCGACGAGGCGCATGATATGGGCTATGTTCTGGACAACGAGGCACTGACGGCTCTGACGGAGGTAGACGACGCATATCAGCGCCTGCAAAAATCGCAGGAGGGCGCGAAAAATCAGCTCTCTGCCGAGTTTGCCCCGTACCTCACGGAATTTTATGAAAAAATCACGAAGCTCATCAAGGACGGCGGGCAGGCAATGAAGCAGTCAGGGCTGGTGGACTCTTTTGGGATGCTGCTTGAGACAATTGGCAACATCATCGCACCGACAGATGACTTGGCAAATGGTGCCGTTCCGAATCTCACGAAAGCATTGCGGCCTCTGTCTGGACTCGTCGCGACGATCGCAGACACACTTCAAGTGATTTCCGGCCTGGTCACTTTGGCTACAACACCTCTTTGGCATTTCGACAAATGGGCTAGTGGGTTTACAAAAATCGGAACAGGACTTGGCATGAACAAGAATCAGCCGAGCAACCTACAACGCCTTTTTGCACAGTGGGAAGGTGCTGACACCAACGCCGCCACAAACGCAGCCGGATACGGCGCGTACTACGCCAACGGAAAGTATTACGGCAACCGTGATGCATACCTGCGCGAACAGTGGGAAGCAGAGCTGAACTCCGGAGGCGTGGTCGGTTCATTCGAGGCATGGAAACAGGCGATGGGTTACGCTCGGAACGCCAGCGGCACAGACTGGTTTCCCGGTGGGCGGACGCTGCTGAGCGAGCACGGCGCGGAGACCGCGATCCTGCCGCAGGGCACGCGCATCCTGACCGCGCAGGAGACGCGCCAGACCGGCGGCGATACTTACAACATCACGATCGACGCCCACACGGTGCGGGAGTTTGAGGACATCCTCCGCATCGTGCAGGATCGCCGCAGAGTGGTACGGATGGGAGGGATGTAAGTGGCAACCGTAACCATGTACGCAAATCAATCTGCAAAAATAGCTATATCCAATCCCACAACAAATTACAGCAGCGATACCAGTGTAACTGATGGGAATCTGCTCATTTCTTTCTCCGGTTTCCCGGCATCGGAAAAATTTAAGGCTATCACGCGTGCATCCGTGGCTATTTACGCAAATCTTGCGTATGGGACAGACGGACAGTCATGTGCGGCATCCGCTGATTTTCTGGCAGAATCCTTTGCTGAAAAAAGTGTAACGTATAACACTGCGCCTAAGACAGACGCGCTCGGAAGCGTCCGTGTCTCTGCCTATGTTACCGGCGATGGCAAATATGCAACTGGGAATGTCCTCGGAATTGGTTTGGAGCACCTGCGAAGCCTCCTTGTGTATGGACTTAAGGTTTCTCCGCCGTATCGAATCGCCTTCCAAACATCCCGTGGCAGCAACAAACCATATATCAGCGTGGAATATTCCGATGAAATCGTTGGACTGTCGCTGTCAAGCCTCGCCCCATCATCCGGGTCTATTGTCCCCGCAAATGTCACAACATTCTCATGGGCTGAAGCCGCGACTGGCGTATGCTACGAATCAATTACAAGAGCATCCGCAAAATTCCGTTGGAGGAAGTCCGCATCCGACACCGTGAAAGAAATCGCTGTTTCCGGCACAGCCACCTCTATTACGATCCCCGCGAATACGTTCTCTGGCGACAGTATCCAGTGGCAGGTCGCGGTGACGGCAAACAGCGGTGTCACAACAACGTCGGACTGGATGACGGTATCCTTGGAGGACGTCGCATCCACAGCTGTCGCGGTCGCCCCTGACCGGGCAGTTCTCGACGGATCGTCCGACAACGTATTCAAATGGGCACATGTCATTTCGACCGGCACAGCCCAAACAAAGGCTGAATTGCAGCAGAGCACGGACGGCAGCACATGGACGGCGCTGGCGACCGTCACCGGTGCAGCCAACACATGGACGGCTCCTGCCGGGACGTTTACCTCCGGCACAAAATACTGGCGCGTGCGGACGTATAATTCCAAGGGTGCTGCGGGCGCATGGAGCTCCGCCACGCAGTTTATTGTGCTGGCCGCCCCTGCAACACCGCCCGTGTCTATCGTGTCCACAGAGCCGCGCCCGGAGATCCGCTGGCAGTCGGATGAACAGCAAGCCTACCAAGTCGAGATTGACGGCGTCTATGCCTCCGGTACGCGCTTCGGAACCGGGAAGACGTGGAAAGCCCCATTTTATCTGGCCGATGGCAGCTACACGGTGCGCGTCCGTGTGCAAAACGAATACGGCTTCTGGTCGCCGTGGGGCACGGCGGCGCTCCCGGTCACGAACGTACCAGGCGGCACGATCACGCTGACCGCCGAAGGCGGCATTGAGGCGGCGCTCAGCTGGACGCCGGGCAGCTTTGACTACTATCTGGTCTATCGGAATGGAGTGGCTATCGCAAAGGTCACGGAACCGAGCCACACCGATGCAGCCAGCATTGGTGGTGTGCGCTATCAGGTGCGCGGCTGCTACAACAACAGTGACAATTACAGTCTATCCGAGGCCGTGGAGGTCACGGTCAGCACCGACAAAGTCCGACTCTACGACATGGAGCGCGGCGAGTGGCTGCATTTCCTCTATGATTCTTCGGCACACCGCAGCACGGGTCTGAGTCTGTCCCAGGACATCCAATATGTCCAGCTCTCCGGGCACACCTACCCGGTCGCCGAGCGGAGCGAATTTAAGTCCCGCGCGCTGCAGATCACCTGCGTCTGCGCGGACGACGCGGAGCGGCAGGCTCTGCGGGCGCTGCTCGGACACCTGACCTGCTGCAAGACGCCGGAGGGCAACATGACCATCGGCTACCCGGCCAGCATCACGGAAAACTCTGACGATTTCTTCAGCACTTACAGCTTTACCATCGAACAGATTGACCGAAAGGAGGAGATCAACATTGATTCGTGACGTCTCCTACCACGTCAACGTCCTGCGCAACGGAGCCGAGTTTGCCCGGCTCCATTGGCGCAGCGGCGACAACCCCAACATCATGGTCAACAAGGACGCCGAGATCAAAGGCAGCTTCTCCGGGCGGTTCTACGTGCCCGACACGGTCGATCTGCTGTCAGACGAGCTGCAGCCCGTCATGCGGCTGAACGGCGTGGAAACGCCGCTGGGCGTCTTCCAGACGGCCACTCCGAGCCGCGCGACCGACCGCTACAACACGGTCGTCCAGATTGAGGCCTATGACCGCTGCTGGCGGCTGCAAAACCAGCGCACGGAGACCATCCTGCACATCGCCGCCGGCACGTCCTACATCACAAAGATCCGCCAGATGCTGACGGAGGCCGGGATCGGGCTGGTCATTGCGGCTCCATCCACAGCCACGCTCCAAACAGACCGCGAGGATTGGGAAATCGGTACGACCTATCTGTCCATCATCAATCAGCTGCTGGCCGAGATCAATTACAGCGATGTGTGGTTCGACGGCAGCGGCATCGCGCATTTGGAGCCGTATGAACAGCCCAGCGCCGACCGCATCGATCATGCCTATTCCGATACCGACGTCGTCCACGCGCAGCCGATCGGGCCGGATCACAACGACGAGACGGACATTTTCAATGCGCCGAACGTCTTTGTCCGAATCTGCAGCAATCCGGATCTCGATGCCGACATGGTGGCCACGGCGGTCAACGAGTCCCCGACGTCCAGCACGTCCACGTTCAAACGCAAAATGCGCATCGTGGATGTGCAGCGTGTGGACAACATTGCAAGTCAGGATGAGCTTCAGGCCGCCGCAGACCGCGCCCGGAATGAATCCATGTTAGCGGCACGAACCATCACATTTCAGACACTTAATGAGCCGGGGCACGGCGTCGGGGACATCATCTCCATCGACGATCCGGAGCTGTCCGGGATCTACGAGGAGACCGGCTGGTCGCTGACCATGGCCGCCGGCCAGATGATGCAGCACACAGCAAAAAGGACGGTGATTGCATGATGGATCTGTTTGTGGCCACGCTTGAGAGCACGCAGGAATCGCCGCTGCTCTCGCTGGCAACCATAGGCGCGAAGTACACGGACGGCGTCTCGCTGATCTTCCCCGGCCAGACTGAGGCGACGGCCAAGCACTACCGATGCAATCCGGACGTCACCTTCGCTGCGGGCAATCGCGTCCTGATTGCCCGCGTCAGCGGCAGCTATGTGGTACTGTGCAAGGTCGGCAAGCCAAAGTAAGGAGGTAGCTATGAGCCTAAAAATCATGCAAGGCGACCAGTACGCCATTGTATTTACTGGGACGCAAGACGGCGCGCCGCTCGACCTATCCAAGATTGAGATGATCGAGTTCATCGTCGGAAAGCTGCGCAAGGTGTATCCCGGTGAGGTCACGACGGACACAGACGGAAACTTCCTGTTCCCTCTGACGCAGGAGGAAACCTTTCAGTTCAAAAGCGCTTCTCAGGCCGTTCAGATCCGCGTCAAATTCGCTGACGCGGAGCCGGTTGTCATCGGCACCAGCATTGAGGGCATCCGCGTGAGCGATTCCATCAGTAAGGTGGTGCTGTGATGATCCACTTTGACATCGGCGGAAAGCCGGGCATCCAATTCAGCCTGCCGCCCTTGCGGGTGTCAAATGGCGGCAGTGGAGGCGGCAACGTCTCATCTGCGCAGATCAATACCATTGTAGTCCTCGACCGGGCAGAATATGACGCGCTGGCCATCAAGGATGCAAAGACACTGTATCTGATTCGGGGGTGACGGAATGATCACAGTCGGAGAAGAGCAGCTCAAGGAGTTGTTTGTCGGTGAGATGGGCATTAAGAAGGCCTGCATCGGCGAAGAACCCATCTACACCCGCCCGGGCGGATATTTATACATCGAACTGAGCGAAAAGAAAGGGGCATAACCTATGGCAAGTTTTTTCAATCTAATTCTTGATACGCTTGCACCGTCTGGGTTGACACTGAAGCTCAACAGCGGCGCGACGTACGCAACCAGCAACACCGTCACCGCAACGATCACGCTGACGGATGAAACCAAGACCGGATACCAGATGAAGCTCTGGGGCATCAAGGCGGCGGCAACGGAAGAGGACGCATCGTGGGAAACCTTCGCGGCCAGCAAGTCTATCGTTCTGACGGAAGGCGATGGTCTGAAAACCGTACATATCAAGGTGCGGGATGACGTCGGCAACGAAACGGCTGCGGTCACAGCGTCTATCACGGTCAACACTGCGGTTCCGGTGGTCACGATCACTGGCCCCGACAAGACCAGGATCTCCAAAGTCTCCGGCTTCGACACCTGCGCGTTCTCCTTCACCTGCGACGTGGACTTCGAGGAATACACGGTGCGTGTTGTGCCGAGCACCAGCAGCCTCCACGACGCCGGTACGCAGATCCCGACCACTGGCGGCTCCACAAACACCTCCGGCAGCAAGGGTGGCTACAAGAAGGCCACAGCGATTGATGTCACCATCAAGGGCGCGGACCTTGCGACGGCATCCTCCGGCGACGGCACGAAGATCATCAAGGTCTTTGTCAAGAACGCCGCCGGGACTTGGAGCGTGGCATAATGGCCGCGCCGGGACTGACGTTCACCATCACGGGGAATAAAATCTCGGCAGTCTCGGGTTTCGATTCCATCACCGTCAAATTCTCATCGGACATCGCATATCAGGCATTCGAGTGCCGCGCGACGAAAACCGGCGAGGACTGGGGGCGAGGGAAAGGGGCGCTCATTGCGTCCTTTTCCCAGACCCCGGCGGGGACGGAGCGAACCTTCGAGGTCTACGACGATTTCCTCCTGCATGGTGACGGAGAATATCGAATCTCTCTTTACGCACAGGGCGCGGATGGAAGCTGGAATGACAACCATGGTTTTGTGCCGTCCGGCACGACAAAGACCATGCTGACGGCAGACGGCAAGGAATTTCTCTGCATGAAGGAGTGATTTTATGGCAGACCAGTACAACAGTGCGCACACTGGCGCAGAGATCGATCAGGCGGTGTCTGACGTCCAGAACAACAAGGTCGCATGGAGCGCGAAGGAGCTGCCCGCGGTCACTGCTTCGGACAATGGAAAATTCCTGCGTGTGGTCAACGGCGCGTGGGCGGCAGTGAGCATTGCAAACGCGAATGGAGGTAGCTTCTGATGGAGTACCTAACAAACACAACTGACTTGACAAAGGTTGCAGCAGCTATCCGGGAGAAGGGCGGCACATCTGACCCACTGGTCTACCCGGATGGATTTGTGACAGCCATTCAGGCCATTCAGACCGGCACGGAATTGAAGATCATCGTGTCTGTGGCCTCCGGTGCAACTGTTACCGCGACGAAAGGAAGCAAGGTCGTGAGCGGCACAGCCATCAATGGAACGTGTACGCTGACTGTGCCGGAGCCCGGTACATGGAGCGTCAAGGCGACGCTGGACGGGCTAACGTCCTATGCGAAAAGCATATCTATCACAGGCATCTACGACGTGACCCTCTCTTTTGTGTCGTCCACGCTGAACAATAACGATTGGGCGACCATCAAGGAGGTATCTGACAAAGGACAGGGCGCGAACTATTGGAGCATTGGCGACTGCAAAGAGGTAACGCTGAACGGCATAGTTGGCACGTTGACGCTGTCAAACTATACGATCTACGCATTCATTCTGGGGTTTAATCACAATGCCGAGCTTGAAGGCCAAAACCGCATTCACTTCCAGCTGGGAAAAACCGCACTGTCCGGTGGTACGGATGTTGCCTTCTGTGACTACGCCTATAATAACACGGGCGGCGGATTCAGAATGAACACCAGCAACACGAACAATGGCGGGTGGGAAAGCTCGCAAATGCGTACTGCGATTTGCGGTACAAGCCTGACAAGCTATTCCGGCACGATTCTTGCTGTCATCCCGGCAGCACTCCGCGCCGTTCTGAAATCCGTCACGAAGTACACGAATAACATAGGTAATAGCTACGCCGAGACTGCGGTAACGGCAACGACAGATTACTTTTTCCTCCTGTCTGAATATGAAGTATTCGGGGCAAAAAAATACAGTAACGTGGATGAGAAAAACAAACAAGCTCAATACGCATATTACAGCGCGGGCAACAGCAAAATCAAGTACAATCACGGTGCGACAAGCACAGCCGTCATTGTGTGGTTGCGCTCTTCCGCGTACCAAGCCTATTTCGTAAGTGTGAAGGTTGATGGGACGGTTGATACTCAATTCGCAGGCTACTCGGAAGGTTTTGCCCCAGGTTTTTGTGTATGAGGTACGAATATGGACTACATCACATACAGGCGATTCAAGGGCAAAAGCCTTTCCGGGGATGTCAATATCCCATACGGCACGATTTTGCAAGAGCATGACGGGATGCTATACCTCAATAGCAAAATGGTTTGCTATGCGACTTCAGAAAACGGCTGGAATCATTTTCGACCACTGACTGATGAGGGGCAGAGACGGCAAGAGACGCTGGAAAAGCTCTATCGATGGTACGAGAAGCATGGTTGTGGTGAAGATTTCACCGATGAAAAATGGCCGGGACAGGAGAACGGCTATTGGAAGAACCGGTTGAGAACGGCCAGCACAGAACGGTTGAAACAGATCTATTTTGAGAAATTCGGGGTGATGCCATGTATGCAGTAAAAAAAGAGGGTGCGTTTGCCGGGTATGCGGACAGCATTGTACTCATCCGGCTGCACGGCAACGGATGTTATGTACCGTGCGAGGAAGCCGAGGCCGAGGGCTTTTGTGCGAAGATGGCCGTGACGCTGACCGACAAGGACGGGAAGGAATATCAGGCACTGTCTGATACGGTGTTCCGGCTGGCGGGCAAGCTGCTGAAGGGCACAGAACCGGAAGGCAGCTATGAGGAAATGGGCGCGGCGATCCCACTGACAGACGCGGAGAACGCGATCAATATTTTACTGGGGGTGAGCGAATGACGCAGACAGAACGCGCAAGACAGCTGCGGCCCTATATCGTCAAGGCTTCGGCCAGCCTGACGGATGCGGACGCCGTGAAGGCAAAGGAGCTGTATGACCGCTGGACGGCAGGAATGTCCGTGGAGGTCAACGACCGGCTGGTCTATGCAGACAGGCTCTATCGCGTGACACAGGCCCACACGACACAGGAGGGCTGGGAGCCGGACAAAGTCCCGGCGCTGTTTACCGTCATCGACGAGACCCACGCGGGCACACAGGACGACCCCATCCCCGCCGCAAAAGGCATGGAGTACACCTACGGCCTGTATTACACCGATCCGGAGGACGGCAAGCTCTACCGCTGTGAACGGACGGGCGAGCAGCCGGGCGGCAAGGTGACGCTTCAGTTCCTGCCTCATGAGCTGGTGGGGCTGTATTTTACCGAAGTATAAAGGAGAAAGAGAAATGGATGCAACCACGATCATTGTAGCGATTCTCGGCTCGTCGGCGCTGACGACCGTCGTTCAGGCAATCGTCAGCGCGATCCAGAAGAAGAAAGGCAAGGGCGACGCGCAGAGCGCCCACCTGAAGGCCATCGACGAGAAGATCGACAAGATCACGAGATTGCAGGATGAGCAGTATTTAAGCATCCTGCGCCTCACGATCATGTCGGACGAGATGCCCATGTCGGAGCGGCTGATCGCCGGGAAGAAGTACGTCAATCGCGGCGGCAATGGGGATGTCAAAAAGGCGCTCCATAAGCTCGAAGAGCAGTGCGAGGCCGGACGGCATGAGGCAAATTAGAAAGAGCCGCCTTACGAAGGGCAAGATGGCGCGGCAGCTAGTGTACTTTTGTATCTGGGTGCTGTTTGGCGTCCTGCTCTGGGCGGCGATGGTCAAAACCGCAGCACTGGTGATGGACAGGGACATAGACCTTTCAGACATCCTGACCTACGCCGGAGCGGCGTTTGGCGGGGAGCTGCTGATGCTCCTTGCGAAGAGAGTATTTGCAAAAAAATCGGACGACGAAGGGAGTACATAATATGGACAAAATTATGAAACGGATTTCGAATCTGCTGAGCGTGAAGTCGCTGGTGACGCTGCTGCTGACTGTGGTGTTTACGGTGCTGGCGCTGCGGGGTGATATCACAGGGAAAGACTTCTTGACGATCTTCCTGATGGTCATTACGTTCTATTTTGGTACGCAGTCGCAGAAGGCGCAGGACGCGATGGATGCGAAGGGTGACGACAATGGCACTGAAAATTAACGACACGATTCGGGCAACGAGAGTGGGCGGCCGGCGTACGCTCTCGGCTATCCGGGCCATTGTGTTCCACTACACTGCAAACACTGGCCAGCATGCAACGGCGCTCGGGAACGCGCGGTATTTTGCAAACGGCAGCGATGGACGCGCTGCTTCGGCACATTTCGTGGTAGACGAGGGCGATACCGTTTATCAGTGTGTGCCGCTGGATGTGGTGGCTTGGGCCGTGGGCGACGGCAGGAGCGGCAAATACGGCAAGGTCTACAACAACTACAACACGGTTTCTATCGAGATGGTCAGCCACACAGACGCTTCCGGCAAGTACTACATCCCGGAAGCGACGATGCACAACGCTGCGCGGCTTTATCAAATGCTGCTGAAGCAGCTTCCGAACGTGCAGGCCGCGATCCGGCACTATGACATTTCGATGAAGCTGTGTCCGCTGCCGCTGATCGACGAAAGGAAATGGGCAGACTTTAAGACGCTCTTGGAGGAGGTGGACGAGGTGATAACAAAAGCAAAGATGATCATTGACGGAAAAGAGATCGAGGTCGAGCGCATTTTGAAGGACGGGACGAATTATATTAAAATTCGCGACATCGCAAAGGCGCTCGATCTGGATGTCAGCAATAAGGGCAATGTCCCGATTTTGAATCACAAAGGAGGCTAAACGATGCGGCGCGGCTGGCCAGACTTGCCGCGCAGCGAGTGGGAGCGTTTGATCTCTGAATGGATTCTAAAGGATTCGTACCGCGACATCATGCGGCGATACCTCTGCGACGGATGGACGCAGGAGAAGATCGCAGAGCGCGCGGGGCTTTCTCTCAACGGTACAAAAAACATCATCAAGCGGTGCACGGACGCACTTTCCGCGCACATGTAAACAGGCAGACACGGCATGCGCTGTGTCTGCCTCTTTTTTGTGCTTTTTTTGGCCTTTTTCTGGCCCGGACGTTGGCTGTTTCGTGACGGACATTTCCATCATACTGAACGTAGGAACTGGCCAGTTCACTACATTTTTTTGGAGGGAAACTCTATGGAATACGCAAGCAACGGCAAGGGGAATCTCGGCGTGACGCTCGGCGCGATCGGCACGGGCCTCGGCGTGTTTGGCGGCGGTCTGAGCAACCTGTTCGGCGGCTGGGGCGCGAATCCGGCTGCAGCGGCGATGGCTGCAAGCAACAGCGACAACCATCTTGTCAGCCGCTATGAGGCGTCTCAGGCGGCACGAATCGCAGAGCTGGAAACGGAAGTCAAGCTCCGCGATGCGAACACGTACACGGATCAGAAGATGCTCGAAATGTACAAGTACACGGATGGGCGACTTCGCAGCATCGAAGAGCAGCTGTGCCAGCAGCGTGTCGTCAACGCGCAGACCGTGGCGAACCTGTCCTGTATGCAGAACGAGCTGGCTACGCTGTCGGGTCTGACCAAGACGGTGATCCCCATCAACAACGTCTGCCCGGAACCGATGCAGCGTTATAACAGCTGGACGGCTCCGACCACGACCACCACGACGACTTAAGCAAAAAGGGGCGGCTATTGCCGCCCCA